CAATCCTATTCTTGATCCGTCTGAGATTGATGTTGCTAAGAAGTCGATGTCGAGCTATGCCTTCCGTCAAGAGTTTATGGCATCGTTTGAAGCCAAAGGCTCAGAGATGTTTAAGGAAGAGTGGGTAAAGTTCTCAGACGAAGAGCCACCAGATGGAGACTACTACATAGCCATTGACCTCGCAGGTTTTGAAGAAGTAGGCAAGAAACGAACAAAAAACTCTAAACTAGACGAAACAGCTATTGTTGTAGCTAAAGTCTGTGACAACGGAAACTGGTGGGTAGACAACATAATATATGGACGATGGGACTTAAATGAGACGGCTACAAAGATATTTCAAGCTGTCCGTGACTATAAGCCTGTTAGTGTTGGCATTGAAAGAGGAATTGCTAAACAGGCCGTTATGTCGCCCCTTATGGACTTACAGAAGAAATACAACAAGTTCTTTAGAGTCGAAGAGCTTACACACGGAAACCGAAAGAAGACAGATAGAATTATGTGGGCACTACAAGGCAGATTTGAAAACGGTGTTATCACCTTAAACAAGGGCGAGTGGAACAGTAGATTCTTAGACCAGTTGTTTCAGTTCCCTGACCCGTTAACACACGACGACTTAGTGGACGCTTTGGCGTACATAGACCAACTAGCTCAAGTCCCCTACGGCATCGGTGATCTTGAGTTTGAAGAACCAGAAATTATTGACGCTATAGCGGGATACTAAATATGGCTACGGAAGAAAACCTGTACGACCTAGACCCTATGATGGTAGAGGAATCTATCGAAGAGTGGGTGATGACCAAGTGTGAAGACTGGCGTGACCACTTTGAGTCCAACTACGAAGAAAAGTTTGATGAGTACTACAGACTCTGGAGAGGAATCTGGGATCCTTCGGACGCAGAGCGCAAGTCTGAGCGTAGCCGAATTATCTCTCCTGCACTCCAGCAGGCTGTAGAATCTAACGTAGCTGAGCTAGAAGAGGCCACGTTTGGACGAGGCAAGTGGTTTGACATAAGCGACGACATGAACGACAAAGACCGTCAAGACGTTATGTACCTACGTAACAAACTGACGGAAGACTTCGAGAAGACTAAGGTACGTAAGGCTGTAGCTGAGTGTTTGATTAACGCTGCTGTGTTTGGCACAGGTATCGGTGAGATCATCATAGAAGAAATAAAAGAGATGGCCCCTGCTACACAGCCAATCATGGACGGACAGCTTCAGGCTATCGGTGTTAACATCACTGACCGTGTGGCTGTAAAGCTAAAGCCTGTGATGCCTCAGAACTTCCTCATTGATCCTGTAGCCACTTCTGTAGAAGAAGCTATGGGTGTTGCTGTGGATGAGTTTGTAAGCAAGCACCAAGTAGAGCTTCTGCAAGAACAAGGGGTGTACCGTAAGGCTCTGATTGAGTCTGCTGCCCCAGACACTGACCTAGAGCCTGACCAGAACCTCACAGTGTTCCAAGACGACAAAGTACGACTAACCAAGTACTACGGCCTAGTCCCACGTAACGTCCTTGAGGCTGCCATAGAAGAGGACGTAGAGGGTGACTCAATGTACGTTGAGGCCATCGTTGTTATTGCTAACGGTGGTACACTCCTGAAAGCCGAAGCTAACCCCTACATGATGCAGGATCGTCCTGTAGTGGCCTTTCCTTGGGACGTAGTTCCCGGACGCTTCTGGGGCCGTGGTGTATGTGAGAAGGGCTACAACAGCCAAAAGGCGCTCGATACAGAGATTAGAGCACGTATTGATGCCCTAGCCTTAACTATTCACCCAATGCTCGCTATCGACGCTACACGGCTTCCTAGAGGGTCTAAGCCAGAGATACGCCCCGGTAAGATGATTTTAACCAACGGAGACCCTCGTGAGGTTCTTCAGCCATTTAACTTTGGACAAGTAGGACAGGTAACCTTTGCACAAGCAGCAGCCCTTCAACAGATGGTTCAACAAGCAACTGGAGCGGTGGATTCAGCAGGTATCGCAGGACAAGTTAATGGGGAGGCTACTGCTGCCGGTATCTCTATGTCTTTGGGTGCTATTATTAAACGGCATAAGCGAACTCTTATAAACTTCCAGCAGTCGTTCTTGCTTCCGTTTGTTACCAAGGCTGCACACCGTTACATGCAGTTTGACCCTGATAACTACCCTGTTAACGACTACAAGTTCAACGCTAGCTCTACTCTGGGCATCATTGCCCGTGAGTACGAAGTTACACAGATGGTTCAACTGTTGCAGACTATGAAGCAAGATAGTCCTCTGTACCCTGTGTTGATTCAGAGCATCATCGACAACATGAACTTGAGCAACCGTGAGGAGCTTATCGCTGCACTACAGCAAGCGTCACAGCCTAATCCTCAAGCTCAACAGATGGCTATGGCTGCACAACAGGCACAGCTTGAGTTTCAACAGAGTCAAACTGCTGCGTTGCAGGCGCAGGCTCAAGAGTCTCAAGCACGGGCACAGAAGTACATGGTTGATGCCCAGCTTGCACCACAGGAGCTTGAGATCGACAAGATTGAAGCTATCACCCGAAACCTACGTGAAGGCGACCAAGAAGACAAAGAATTTGAACGTCGCTTAAAAGTAGCGCAAACTCTCCTAAAGGAAAAAGAGGTCAACGCACGTAATGCTAACAACCAAGGAACTCGAACAAGCCCTAGTCCAGCTAATCAACAGCCACAACGGGCTCCTCAAGCGCCTGTCCCAGCTAGAGGCCCAAGTAACGTCTTTGGAGGCCAAGGTCAATGAGCAGAAAACCAGCCAAAGGCAAAGCCCGAGTAAAAGTAACAGCAGGAGGCAGAAAAGTCAGCTACGGACAGAAGGGAGCGAACGTTAATCCCGGTACGTCCAAAGGCGATTCCTACTGTGCCCGTAGTGCTGGTCAGATGAGGGATCATCCCAGTGCAGCAAAAGACCCCAACAGCCCTCTGAGGCTCTCACGTAAACGCTGGAAGTGTTCTGGCTCTAAATCAAGGAGAAAGTAACTATGCCAATGGTTAACGGAAAGAAGTACCCCTACACTAAAGCTGGGAAGAAAGCAGCAGCAAAGGCTAAAGCTAAGTCTAAAGCTAAACCTAAGATGAAGAAGGGGTACTAAAGTGCCTAAGCAAGGGCTATACGCCAACATCCACGCTAAACGCAAGCGTATTGCTGCTGGCTCAGGTGAGAAGATGCGTAAACCCGGATCTAAGGGTGCGCCTACAGCCAAAGCCTTCAAGAAGGCCGCTAAGACAGCAAAGAAACGGTAATATTACCAAAAATAATGCTTGACTTTATAGCTCCAGTGTGTTATAATATTATTATAGTTACCACTGGAGTTATTACTAATATGTCAGATATAGTATGGAAAGACGAAGTAGAAAACTTAAAGGTTTTACTAAAAACTAAAACTATCGATCAAATAGGTCGTGACTATGGTGTTACTAAGCAGCGTATATACCAAGTTATGCAAAAGTTTGGACTTGAGACAGAGCTTAGAAAACGTAAGTCTTTCCTAAAGGGTAAAACACCTAAGCAGTACTGGCTAAACCACATGTTAGTACGCAAAGGAGTACCAAAGGAAGATAGGATAACCTTCTTAGAGACTCTAGAAGTCCCAGATGAGTGTCCTATGCTGGGAACACCCTTGAACTACGAAGGCGGCTACGGTGGCGGGTGGCAAGGAAGGACAGACAACAGCCCTTCAATAGACCAAATAGTGCCATCTAAAGGCTACACACTAGACAACGTACAAGTCATAAGCTGGAGAGCAAACAGGATAAAAAATGATGCTACTCCAGAAGAACTTGTGAAAATTTCACAATTTATGAAAAAACTATTATAAAGGTATTGTGGTATTATTAAAAATATGTTATAATGTATAGTATATACATAGAAACAACTAGAGACAACCTTATGGCCTCGCTAGACAAAGAAACAGAAGTATACTACAACAACTACTTTGATCTCTTTAATACCTCTGGTTATAAACAACTTATTGAAGATTTAAAGTCTAATAACACAGTACTCAATAATGTTGATACAATCAAAGACGATAAAGATCTGTATTTCCGCAAAGGACAGCTAAATGTCTTGGCTTCATTGATAAACTTTGAAGTAACCATAGACAACGCTTACAAGGAAGCTACAGAAGATGATTAAGGTATTTGACTTCCGTTGTACTAACGGACACGTATTTGAAGACTTTGTAGACGGTAATGTCACAACCAGTAGGTGCGGTTGTGGCGCTAACGCTACAAAGATTCCATCAGCAACTCGTTGCCAACTCGACGGCTCTTCAGGTGATTTCCCCGGAGAACACATGAAGTGGGTTCGAGAGCACGAGAAAGCCGGGAAAAAGAACAGGGACGCCTCCATAGGCTAACCCTATTGTAACCATCTCCACAACCACTTAGGCGGAGTAATTTAATAATGGCAGATCAAGAAGAGAGTTTATCGTGCTCTACTTGTGAATCCGAAAAACCTGTAACGGAATTTTACAAAAATTCTTCTAGGAGTCGTGGATACGACTACGAATGTAAGAAATGCAGTAAAATTACCAAAAAGAAAGCATACAGCCCAAAAACAAACAAAAGAAATAAAATTGTTAAACGCTACGGAATTTCCTTAGAAGACTACAATTTTATGTTTGAGCGTCAAAACGGTTGTTGTGCTATCTGTAATACACATCAGTCTAAGCTTAATAGATCGTTAGCAGTAGACCACTGTCACGATTCAGGAAAAGTTAGAGGCCTTTTGTGTGTTAACTGTAATATAGGTATCGGGCAATTCAAAGATAGTGTTGTTTTTTTAAACGGTGCTATCGCATACTTAACCAAGGAATAACCAACCATGGCACGAGCACAACTCATTGACGAGCGCGAAATAGAAACAAACGAAAACGAAGAAATAGGGTCTGTTGGGGAAACTCAAGAGGTAGCCCAAGAAGAACCACAACAAGATATACCTGAGAAGTACCAAGGTAAATCTATGCAGGACGTTGTTAAGATGCACCAAGAAGCTGAGAAGCTCTTGGGAAAACA